GTTAAAAACTGATAGTATTTACATCACAGGTGATGATGACTGGACTCTATGGAGTTATCCAAAGATGGGGAAACAAATCTCTTGGGGATTACCTTATTTCCATGGAGTTGTCGCAAACATGGGACACATACCTGCAGGAGATAAGAGAGTAACACTAATGTTTAATCTCTGGAATAGTCGTCCCTTTGAACCAGCATGTGTAGAATATAATCTACCATATAATATCAAAGACGGTGAAGTGTTCCTGTATCCAATGAAGGATACTGATCTGGAGTTTCGTGAACCCCATGGACACTTCACCGCCTATCTAGAAGGTGTAGAGACTGCTATTCAGTTTCATGGTTACCATGAACCAGGAGATTCTTTCCTAGTTACTCAGATTCGCCCCCAGCACCTGTCGGAGGATCAGTATTTTCCCATTCAATAGCACCATTAGGTAAGAACACACATGCATAGACATAGTGATCAGCATCAGGGCACAGTCCAGGACGTGGGAAATAATCTTCACCAAAGTCTTGTGCTGTGTACTTATCATTATAAGTTACTGCACCATAAGAGGAGTTAAAGAACTCTGTGTACATATCTTTAGACATGAGTTCTTTAAAGAATGCATAAACAGTGTTGAGTTTATCAACCTCACCTTTTGCTTCTAGATCTCTAATGTTATTAGCATTATAGAATAGAATTGGTTTTCCCATCTGCATTGCTGCTTGGGAAATAATATCCATTAATCCTGAAAATTGGTTCATGACTCTCTCACAACTTTGGGTTTGAATACTGGCGTAATAATTTCATTTTAAATGCCTGTAGGTATGTAGCAGGATCCATCTCGTTTCCTTGCTCATACCACAGTTTCTCATCAATACTATTTAAACATCTAGCATTGATATCAATATAGTCATAGAATAATTCTCGTGCCCAGGAATCTTGAATCAATGCTTCTGCCCAGATTACACACATTCTACGCTTACCTTTCGTAATTGGTGATACTGTATGCCACAAGTTAGGATCAAATGCAACACTTTGACCAGCATCTAGTCTCATCCGCACATTGATATTACCAGTAGTGAGTGTTAGATCACCACCTTCATACTCAGTGTGGTCGTTAAGAGCAGTAAGGATGACTATATCAGTACGTAATCCATTCATGATAGCAGCATCACAGTGATAATCATAATGTCCTTGATCATCTTTTACTGCATCATATTCAATGAACATTGGTGGAGTGTGATGTCTGATACTTAAAGCAGTACACCACACATCTTCACGAAATGCATCCATGAATAGATTAGTAACTGCTTGATCTGGGTCAAGCAATTCTCTATTTCTTTTGATATTTCTATTAGATGGACCAGATGTTTTACCATCTTCAAATTGACCAAAATCCATAAGGTCATTGATACCCTTACAGATTACTGGATCTAACCATTTATGTTGTCGAATCATTCTGTGCTGCTTGCTCCGCTCTCAATTTATCAACAATTGCCTGTTCTCTCTCAATCTCTGCGAGCAAGATTTCAACAGGATCAGTAATGTGTGAAGTGTTAGTTACATTAAACAATGGTGCAGGTCTGGTAAGTTGCAATGCAAGATCCATATAAACTCTCATTGCTGTTTCCAATGCACCACCAGGGTGATCTTTATTTGGGAATGTGACCCATTGATCATCACTTCCAAGATATGTTGCTCCTTCATTCAAAGGCAGGTAGTTCTTCTTGAAAACAATAGGATCAATAGGAATCTTAATCTCAGCTAGAACCTGAGTACCAGACTCAAACTGATCAGGTAGTTCACGACATAGTTGTCTATATCTTTTCCAATCTTCTCTCTCAGCATCAGTAACTGGTGCATCTAGTAGTTGTGTCCAATCACTAGAATGCAAGAAGAAATCTCTCCATGCTTTAACTCGTGTGAGAGATAATCCTTTAGATGCCTCAACAGCTCTATTCATCCTAATATCTTGGTGCTCAAACTCAATTGAGAGCAAAGCGTCGAATGCTTCATCTAGATCATCAACTAACTTACGAACTACATCAATCTCTACCTCAGTAAAGATGTATGGTTTCCAGAAGTATTCACCTGTTGTATGATTACGAACATACTTTTTCTTATCACACTTCCAAGTTTCAACTGGAGAGTCTGCATATGTAAATGATACTAAGATATCTTTATCACTGTCCCACAATGGGTAAAGAATGGGATCCACATAAGTAGACCATTCTTTATCAGTGAAAGTTCTAGAGTGACCGCCACGAACGATGGTCTTATTCAACCCAACAACTTGGATTGTTTTGTTTGTGAGTGTAGGAGCTGCCATATTATACAGGTTGCTTATAGTACCATCCAGTTACAACATATTTAGTACCATCAAGCACTAAGTTGCCTTTATGTGTGTGCGTAAACCCAGAAGGCCAAATAACTACTGTGCCTGTGCTTGGTTTAATTCTACGCTTTTGATATAAAAACTCAGTTTCACCACCTTCAAAGTCTTCGTTAAGATAGATCATCCAAACGAGTTCTCTAGCAGTTTCACTCCAAGAACCACGCTCATAGTGATAAACATGGTATCCACCACCTGCAGGAGTTTCTTGGAATTTAATATTCCATGAGGTCAATGGAGTTCCGCCGAGTGCATTGTACTGAGCACAATAATCATTTACTGCTGACTGCAGATACTGATTGATTCTAGCACTCAATGGTGAATTGAGAGTTTCAAGCATGATAGAGTAATCACGTCTACCCAATTCACCTTGAGGAAACTGGTGTGATCCAGTCATAGACTCTTCAAAATTATCAAATGCTTCACGAGTGCGAAGATCATTATCCATGTGCTGTCTTACTGCTTGTTCTTTCCAGTCAGAGTAAAAACTGATGATATCATTACACACCGCAGACGGCATGAAATTTTCATAGACAGCAACGAAGTCTTCATAATGTCCCTTTCCACCCATCATCTGCACTGGGATGATAGGTGAGACCATCTCATTAAAATTAGATGATCCAGGTGTCGTAATACCCATAATGTTACCAAGCTTTAATTAAATATTTAACCCTAAAGTATTTTAGCACAAGTGGAACTGCTGTTTGTGGAATAATACCAGCAACTACACTAATTTGTTCTCCAGCAGTCATTGTAAGTGTACCCTCATTGAGAGTCATACCTGCTTGTGCTGGTGTGATTGCATTAGCACCAGTTAGTGCCTGCTGTTCAAAGAAGTTAACAGCTTCATTCTTATCGTTTAATCCACCCTCATTTACTTTAGATGAACCATACGTGTTAGTGTATGCAGTAGGAGAGTTTGTATATGGTTGTGATGTACAATAAGAATACATCGCATTGACTCCCGTTCTTCTAGGAGATTTATCTGCTAACCAGTGACTATGCTCAGCTTGGGTTCCACTTGTAGGATCCCACTGATCAATTGGTGCTAAGTTAGTGATATAGTTTGGAGACTTACCACCATCAGGATCATTACCATTATCACCTGAATTACGTTGATCTCCCTCAGAGTTTAGAACAATATGGTTGTGTGCTGGTGGACCATTCAAAGTTCTTGGTTGTAGAGGACCAATAGTAATCTCTGCTGTTCCTCCCAGTGTTCCTGAAATAAATCCAATACACTCACTATATCCTTCAACCCTTACAGATCCTACACTATATTCTTCGTTTTGTCTAGCTCTAGAGATATACCATTCTCCACCAACATCACCGACATTCATCTGTGCATTATCAGGTGTAATAGATCCAGAACCATCTACACCACCAGGACCCACAACTCTTTTCATTCTAAGATCAGGTACATTAAATACAGCATTCTGTACCGTACCAGCAGGATTGCCCCAATCAGATAGTGTTACTGTAGATGGATCAGTACCACCATATTCATTACCAATGATATCAAATAACATTGGATAATCATTAACACTATACTGTGATCCGTTACAGTACAACCATCCAGGATAATTGTTAGCAACATTAATAGGAGTGTTTCCATTCTTATCCACAAAAACACACATGATAGTTCCGATAGGTATTCCACTATCGTCACGCATATCACTGTAATGGTGATTATATTTGTGTTCTAATCTTACAGGCATTTTAATACTTAATTAGGAATTCCATAACGATGTAAGGAGATACAATATCGTCGAACTTTGTATCAGTATCAGTTCTGATATTTACCGTTGCCTGCAGACCGTCTGGTCTAATAGTCTCTACACTAGTTGTAGCAGTAAAATTAGTATCACCAATATCTTTCTCAATTCTGTGAGAGTGCTCGGTCAAATCTACTGTATCAGTACCAGGAGGGAATTCTACTGGTTGTTCAGTATTTCTACAAATTGGATATGCAAAAGTACCAGCTTCTGATAGAACATCATATGGTCTAAGATTACCAATAACTACGTTTACATCATTAGGCCAACTTGCCGCAGTTTTAGTTGTAATAGATTTGTTAGTTGTCCAGTTTGAAGGAACACCACTCTTAGTACCAATGAAGTGTGATCCAAAAGTACCACAGTTACTATTACAATTACTAGGTTCACTAATACCCATCACTTGCTGATAATATG